TTACACTTTAGTAATCTCCTCCACTACATATTGGTCTTTTACTTTCTTGCAGGTACATACGAAGAATTCCGGATGTTTCAGAGCTCCTTGTAAAGTATCAGGAAGAATCATTTCTTTAGTACGACGGTCCATTGCAACCGTTGCATACAGGATACCTTCACTCTTGCATTTCTCTATTAATGCACTTTTTAGTTCTTCTACGCTATATTCCATTTGTGTGATCCTTTGTCGCTGCAAAGTTATGGAAAATATGTATATTTTGTGCAATTATATTCCTGTAATAAATAAAAAAATAGCTCCCTAGTTCGTCCGCCGACGAGGGAGCTATTAACACAAAAACTAAACTAGACACATTTTTGGAAATCTAGTTGTATATTCTGTATATCAATTATATAGTCCTGCTTTTTTTTATGGTTCGACCATAATTCGACCATTTGATGTTTTATGTACTATCAAGATTTCTATATTTCATATTTTATATTACTTTAAATATTATATTTGCGCATTGTCAAACTAAAATAGTGCGTTTATGAAATCGTTATTAAAAAATGTCCTAAGAAGGATAAGTAAAAAACAATCTTCTAAAGAAGATAATGCAACAGCCTTTTATCCCCAGTGTTGTGCAAAAGTGGATGATTCCGCTCGTATGCGTATAAAAATGTCTTATGACCAAAATGTAAAAGAAACTATATCAAGCTTGAAAACACTTGCTAATGATATGTCTAGTGGCTTTGTTACTTTTAAAAAGTTTCAGACTAGGCGTTATCAATACAACCCGGATGCAGATGCAACTCTATATGCTTCAAGACTGCTTCGTGCAGCTTCTATATTGGAGTTCCTATTAACTGATCCTGATAATAAATCTTAGAGATTCATTTTTTCAGCTAGAGCAGAGAGCCCTATCAGTAGTTCAGTTATATTTTTGGCTTTTCCGACAACATCATCAACTTTCGCTGCTGTATCAGGGCTTAACTCCTTTTCTAATCGTTCTAGCTGCATTTGAAATGTATCAAAACTTAATATATATAAGTCTCTTTCAACAGTGAATCCCCCTTTTTCTGCAAAATTGAATATTTCAAAATTCAACGTAAGATATTCAATGCCATATCCTTTATAGTCAATAAATCTCCTATTTTTGAACTCCTCTAAAACTATTTCATATTGTTCTTTACTGATCCTAAGGTCTGGTATATCTTTATAATTTAGTTTAGCTGTTCTTTTCCCGTTTGCTACAACCAAAATATAATTTAATACTTTATCCTTTTCTTCAGCTGTTATAACTAAAGGATATTCTCTTTCATCTTTTGGGGGTACAGTTCTAATTGGGCGCATATTTGAAAAAATATTTATTCTATTGTTTATATAGTTTCATTCTAGTATTACTGTAATACATTATATCTTTTTCTATTTCGCAGGGAATTGTTAAATTGTCTTTTTCTACTATTAGATTCACAATATTGTCGTTTATAGAGTATTTACCTGATACCGTTTCTTTCCATTCATATTCTAAATCCTCATTATCATCTGCAACATTATATATTGTGAAAGATTTCAAGTCAAAAGATATAGCAAAAAAAGATCTTAAATAAGGAGTGCCTTCTTCAAAAGACAATCGAGTTTTTCCGTACCAGTCTTTTGCAGAAGTCCATGTTGTTCCTGCTAAATTAATACTGTCATCAGAGCATGAATTAAATATAAGCACAAATAAGAAGGATAGTATTAAAAATCTTTTTTTCATACGTATATAAGTTTATCCTACATTTCGTTCATTTTTCAACATAGTCAGTTCTCCTTTGGCTTTTTTAAGTTCTTCTGTGAGTAACTGATTCGTTTTAGTTTGTTCGGTGATTATACCTTGCAAGGTAGTGATCGTATCTACCAAGCGTTTCATTTGTTCTATGTTTGGGTCAGGTGTTACTTCTGAAAGTAGCATTTGACCTTTTCCGCGAAGTAACCACTCAGCAGAAATATCTTCATAGGTTAGTAGAATTGAAGTTAATACCTTAGCGGAAGGTTCTGTTCCACGTTGAAACATTGATGCTATTACAGATTGTGTTACACCAATTCTTTTCGCAAATGCGCTATCTGTAATGCCGGCAGACAGAATTATTTCTCTAATTCTTCCATTAATAGTGTTGTTATTTGTCATAAATCCAATCAATCAAAAGTTAATAAAACGCAAATGCGATAAAATAAAAAGTTTTTTGTTTTTAAAATAACGCAAATGCGATTATATTTGCATCATAAATCAATCAATCATACAAACATACAAAAAATGATTGATAAAACCAATTAAAAAATAACGATTATGAGCTACAATTTATCACAAATAATGAAGTCTGCACACCGCAATTACAAGAAGGGTGGAAAAACATTTTCAGAGTGTTTAAAATCTGCATGGAGCTTTGCAAAACTCCAAGAAAGTTTCTCACCGGAAGCAGTGAAATCAAGAACTGATAAATTTTTAGCTGAAAGACATGAAGCTATGAGCAAGACTGCCAAAGCTACACCTAGCAAGGAATATAATAACCTTAATATTCCCGCTTCCGCTTACTACAACCCAAATAGTACTCATTACGGTGCACATTACGTCGGAGATTAATCAAATTATACAACAATGGATAAAAGAACCGAACTAGAAATACAGCGAGACAAATATGAAGCTGTGATTGAAGAACGAGACGCGTTGATCAGCTCTTTGAGAGGTGAAAATGAAAAACTCAAACGAGATTTAGAATCAGAACGTGGATTTTATAGAGAGAAAGTTTCCCAATGTGATGATTTGAAGAAATTTATTGAATCGCAACGAAACTTAATGGACATAGTTTTGAAGAACAACCAAAGTATTCTCTAACCCTCACTAAAGTCAAACCAAACCGCCGGTTATCCGGTACCCAGTCCGGTCTTTGAGCCTGCCCTTGAAGGGAGACTGGGAACAACAGAGAAGAGTTCTTTGACATATTGGTAAAATGGTGTTTTGGAAGCCGACACGTGCTGAAAGGGATTACTGACGTAGGCGGGCTTCTCAACGATATAATGCTGTGGTTAATGGTCAAGCCGTATCGTTGTAAAACTAAATCAGTTAGACGTTTGTCGGCAAATCGAGGTATTTGCTTTATGTATATAAAGGTGATGTAGCTCAGGCAGGTTAGAGCGCTGTGTGTGGTGGATGGTTGAGAGTTCGAGTCTCTCAAGAAATACTCTTAGCTTAACGGAAGAGCACCACAAGCAGAGGTCGGCGGTTCGAATCCGCTCATCGCTTCAATGTTTAATTTAAAATTAGATTGTATGGAAAAGGATATTCAGAGACGTAACGTAATTGATGTATTACGGAGTATGGATGTTGGTGCAATAGAAGTATTTCCTATCGTTCAGAAACCGTCTGTAACTAATACATTGAATGCTCGGCTTTATAAAGAAAAAGCTGAAGGAATGGCTTGGAAAACAAAGTCAGATGTAAAAAATATGCAGTTTATAGTAACCAGAATTGCATAACTACCTTGCTTGTTGAGATGATCAGAGGTGAAATGGCTGAAATATTGCTAGATAATATTCTCCGTCTGTTTTCTACAGAAACGTTTGGAAAAGATAAGTCTGCGTATTATGTGGGTGGGGAAAAGAAATTGATGAATCTTATAGAAGCGGGTAAGATTGAAAGTGATAAGCCCACTAATGTCCAAAACGGCAAGTGGCATTGTAATGCTGCTCAAGTATTACTTCATTGCCGATGTGCGGGAAGGAAAGTTAAATCTAAAAAACGGAAGAAATGAAAAAGATTAAAGTGATACAGTATGCCATGATGTTCATTGCCTTATGGACAACACTGTATCTTATAGATAGCATTGAAGTTAGCAAGAAAGAATTTATTGCTGCTTTTGTATTGGTGACTGTCGTATCAGTGAATTATATCTGTTTTCGATACTACGAAGATAGGAAACAAAATAAGGATAGCCTGTGAAGGTCTGCATTGCTTAATTTTAGCATTTGTCATGTTTATTTAGCCCGGTTCGCCGGGCATCTGCCGGGATAGCCCAGTTGGTTAGAGCGCATGTTTCTACATGAGGTCAGCGGTTCGAATCCGTTTCCCGGCTCAACTCAATCAGAGTTAAGTAACCCGTGAGGGTGAAAATATATTTGCATTATATATACAATCAATGTAGCCGGAAGCGTCTGGCTACGACCTGAAGGAATGGCGGAATTGGTAAACGCAAGTATGCAGATAGATTGAAGAAAGTCATACATAGGTAATCTATCATCCCGGTTCGAGTCCGGGTTCCTTCACAGAGAATTTTTCTTTTTATGTTTAACTAATGTTGCCAGCGAAAAGGACGCTGTAGGGTTAAAGCCCCTGTTATTTGAGTTTTAATTGTTCTATACTATTCCGGTGTGCTTTGAACGGCTATCCGGAAGCAAGAAGCTCGTGAGAGTGCTATTTAATAGTTAATGTCGTGTTTTATTTTGTGTTTGTGTTCTAGGTGAATGGTTCGTGAGAATAGTTCACTTAAAACGGATGGCTGGTGTAATTGGCAGCATACGCAGATATGCGTGATGTGGGTTCGATCCCCACGCCATTCACCCTTCTGATCCTAATTAAATTATAGTAGTTCATGAGTTTTGTTTTGTGTTTGTGATTGGGGTGTATGGTCTGTGAAGATAGTGCACCTTTTTAATTAATCGGGCGGATATGTATATCGTTGGTTGAAACTGCGGTGAGGTGCACCAATATTCCGTGAGACCGGTTCGACTCCGGTTCCGTCCACTAGCATTTACATTATGTATAAATCAGGGAGCCGTACACCCTTCAAAGCGTAGCCGTTCCATAAGGTACATTGGATTATTCATTTTCTTATTTTTCTGCCTGTACAATATCGTACAGGCAGTTTTTACTACCTGAAAATGGCGTTAAAATGGCGAAGTTTCTGTTTGCTAAACTTGTCAATAACGATTATCTTTACTGATGTAATGAGCTAAAAGTCAAACCATTAAATTAGAATTATGACAGCGAGAAAAAACACTGTATCAACGGTTCAGAATGAAGAGAAGAAGAAAAATTCTATCAGACCGCTTCTAGCTTCTGAAATTGAATGTAGGGTTGGTACTATGAAACCGGACGGTTCGGGCTGCTCCTTGCTATTATACAAGGATGCTCGAGTAGACATGAGAATACTTGATGAAGTGTTCGGAGAAATGAACTGGAAACGGCACCATGATGTCGTTAATGGGAATCTATTCTGTACGTTGTCCATTTGGGATAATGAAAAGAAGGAATGGGTGAGTAAACAGGATGTTGGGACAGAATCTAGCACAGAAAAAGAGAAAGGGCAGGCTTCGGACGCCTTTAAACGTGCAGGATTTAACTGGGGAATTGGGCGTGAACTTTATACGGGTCCTTTCATTTGGATTCCACTTGAGAAAAATGAAATATATCAGAGCAAAACAGGTTCTCCTGCTCTATACACCAAATTCAGTGTAAAAGAGATTGGTTATAACGAGCAAAAGGAGATTATTTTACTTGTTATTGTGGACAATAAAAACCGCGTTCGTTTTGCTTATGGTAATACAAAGGAAAAAGTATATGCTCCCAATGTTTCTGCTTCAAACGCTTCGGGCAAAGTATATACTGGTGTAGACCTGGATCGTGCAATTAAACAAATGACTGGTGTTAAAAGCCGCGAAGAGCTTGAGAGAGTTTGGGCTGAACATCCCGAACTTCACAATAATAAGGAGTTCAGAAACATAACTATTGACATGCAGAAAACGTATCCTCCTAGAAATTGATAATAATGATAGAATTAGTGAAATCCAGTGTGGTTTTCAATGAGGAAAACCACACTTATATGCTCGGTGAAAAACAGTTGCAAGGTATAACCGGTATGATTAGCCGGCAGTTGTTCCCTGACAAATATAAAGATGTCCCCGATTTTGTATTGAAGAGAGCTGCAGAGAAGGGTAGCCTTATTCATGCTCAATGCCAGTTTGCTGATGTAACAGGCTTACCTCCTGAAAGTATTGAAGCAGAGAATTATATCAGAATGAGGGTAAATGCCGGATATAAGGCGCTTGCCAATGAATATACCGTTTCTGATAACGAATACTTTGCATCGAATATAGATTGTGTTTGGGAGAAAGCCGGTAGAATTAGTCTTGTTGACATCAAAACTACCCTTCATCTTGATAAGGAGTATTTAAGTTGGCAGTTGTCAATCTATGCTTATTTCTTTGAACTTCAAAATCCATTACTCAAAGTTGATAAATTGTTTAGCACTTGGTTGCGTGGTAATAAACATGAATTTGTTGAAATTAGTCGTAAGTCTGATAAAGAAGTCAAGAAGTTAATGGAATGCGAGAAGAAGGGTGAGCAATATCTATCCAATCTTCCCGTTCCTGCCCCTGATGATGACAAGTTACTTATTCCAATGCAGCTTGTAAATACTATAATCGGGATTGAGGAAGAACTTGCAGATCTAACCAAGATTCAGAAAGATTATAAGGCAAAATTGAAAACTGCTATGCGTGAGAATGGTGTCAAGTCATGGGATGCCGGAAGATTGCGAGTTAGTTATACACCCGCTTCTACGAGTGACAATTTTGATACTAAAAAGTTTCAGGCTGACTATCCGGAATTATATTCTAAGTATATCAAAACAGTTCCTAAAGCTGATAGTATCCGTGTAACAATAAGGGAGGATAAATCATGAGTTTAAATAAATTGATGCTTATCGGGCATGTTGGCAAAGACCCCGATATTAGAATTTTGGAAGCTGGTTCTAAAGTGGCCACTTTCTCCTTTGCCACCACTGAAAAAGGTTATACCCTTGCCAATGGAACACAGGTTCCTGAAAGAACTGAATGGCATAATATTGTTGTTTGGCGTGGTCTTGCCGATGTTGTTGAGAAGTATGTCCATAAGGGAGACAAGTTGTATCTGGAAGGAAAGATAAGAACTCGGAGTTATGATGATAGCAGAGGAATTAAACGGTATATTACAGAACTTTTTGTTGATAATATGGAGATGCTTTCTGTTAAGCCTCAACAAGCGCCACCACCGCCACCTCTTCCGGAACACACCAATAATCAGACTCGAAGTGCGGTGAATGAGTGCCCGCCACCGCCACCACCGACCAAGGACGATTTGCCATTCTGATAGGTTATGGAAGCAACATTGACGAAGAAAGATGGCAAAATCCAAATGGATAAGTCTTTCGAGTTCATGTGCAGCACACTTCGTAATGGAGAATACACTGTAACCATTAAGAAAAAAACACAGCCGAGAACATTAAATCAAAATGCTCTCATGTGGAAATGGTTTCAGTGTATTGGTGCCTGTTTGCGTGAATACACAGGTGAAGAGTATTGGAGCACTGCTGCTGGAGTTCAGGATATACATGACTTGTATTGTAAGAAGTTTCTTGTGAAACAGGTTCATGTGAATGGTAAGGTGGAAACTATTGTGCGAGGAACAAGTAAACTTAATACTTTAGAGATGCATAATTTCATGGAAAGCGTGAAAATAGATGCGGCCACCGAGTTTGGTATTACACTTCCATTGCCTGAAGACCAGCATTACTTAGATTTTATTCATGAGTACCAAAACCGGTACTAATTAATCCTTTTATAATTTATGATTGCAAATTTGAGAAACTACGAACCCGAGACAATCGAGTTTGTAGTTCCCGATTCTATTCGGGAAAAATTTCCCCCTGTTTTATTTCAGGGTTCTACGAATGTAGATGAATTGATAAAGTTGGTGAATGAGCATTTCAATGCTACATTCCCTGAAAGTGAGGTGACACAACGTTTACTGGATGAATTTGAGATTTCCGAAATTCGTGAAGAGTATTGCATCAAGCAAGAGAATGAGGTCCCCAAACGCGAACGTGAACTGTTGGAAGCCATTGAACGTGCAAAGAAAATTAAGAGTGATGCACAAGACAGGTTAGCTTCTATTAAGACTGAAATTAAAGACCTGGCTGCCGAGGTCAAAAAGGGGACGAGGGAGTATCATCTTTCAAGTAAGAATACGATCCGGTTTGCTCTTGATGGATATTTCCTGTATTATTCATGGGTGAACGGTGAGTTTAAGCTTGTGAAAGCTGAAAAAATTCCTGATTGGGACAAACGTTCTCTTTGGGCACAGGAAGATCGAAACAGAAAAGCGATGCTTGATTTGTTTGGTATTGAATATCCTGAAGTAGAACGTCCTATTGATGATACAGAAGATTATGGGGACAAGTTCGAAGAAGACCTGTCTGATAAACTTCCTGAAGAAGAACCGGAAGACGATGAGTAGATTGCAGCACAAAAAAGGCAGGAAGTCCAACTATGTGAAGCGGCTTGTGAATAATCCAGATTGGGAAGAAGCCAAGCGTAAAGTTCGTATTAGGGACGGACATAAATGCCAGATGTGCGGTAAAGACTTTAATTTAGAGATTCACCACAAAACATACAGGGTTAACGGAAAATCAATCGTTGGTCATGAGCTTGAACATCTTGATTGTCTCGTTACCCTTTGTGGTGACTGTCATTCGAAAGTTCATAAATATCACATCAAATTATGACATACCAGTTAAGAGACTACCCAAAAAGTGCTAGTGATGCAGCGGTCAGCGTTTTTAAATCCAAGGAAAAGAAAAACTACGTGATAGTTCTTCCCACTGGTGCCGGGAAGTCCCTTGTCATTGCCAATATAGCTGCACGGATAGACGGGCCGCTGATAGTGTTCCAGCCTAGCAAGGAAATACTCGAACAAAATTTTGCGAAACTTCAATCATACGGCATATTCGATTGTGGAGTTTATTCAGCTTCTGCCGGAAGAAAGGATATCAATCGTATTACGTTTGCTATGATTGGTAGTGTGATGAAACACATGAGTTTCTTCAAACATTTCAAGCACGTTCTGATTGATGAATGTCATTTAGTGAATCCGGAGAAAGGAATGTATAAGGAATTCTTTGAAGATGAGCAAAGGAAAGTTATTGGGCTGACAGCGACTCCTTACAGATTATGTTCAGGAAGAGGTGGTGCTATGCTTAAATTTATAACTCGTACCCGGCCAAAGGTTTTCACTGATGTTATTTATCACTGTCAGGTGAGTGAACTGCTTGCTAAAGGATTTCTCGCAAGTTTGAAATACTATGATATTACAAAGTTGGATTTAAGTAGAGTCAGGACTAATTCTACTGGTGCAGATTACGATGAAAAAAGTCTTCTGCAAGAGTTTGAACGTGTGGACATATACAAAGATATAGTTGGATGGACAAAACGTCTGTTGAACCCCAAATCGGGCATACCACGCAAAGGTATTTTAATATTCACGAGGTTTATTCGTGAAGCTGAAAAACTGGCTTCCGAAATTCCTAATTGTGCGATCGTTAGCGGTTCTACTCCAAAGGAGGAAAGGGCACGAATTCTGAAAGGTTTTAAAGATGGAAGAATAAAAGTTGTTGCTAATGTCGGAGTACTTACAACCGGATTCGATTACCCGGAGCTTGATACGATTGTTCTTGCACGTCCAACCAAATCCCTTTCCCTCTATTATCAAATGGTCGGTCGTGTTATTCGTCCCTGCCAAGGTAAAGAGGGTTGGGTTGTTGATTTGAGTGGGAATTTCCGGCGTTTTGGGCGTGTTGAAGAGTTACGCATAGAACAGCCTGAAAAGGGAAAATGGTGTATAATGAGTCGTGGCCGTCAATTAACCAATGTAGTATTTTAATTATCATGTGGAGAAATTACAAGAAGAAAGAAAAGAAAAAGCCTCTTTTCGAGGTAGAAGGTGTTAAGGTCAAGAAGAAACCTGATCTTGTCGATAAACTAGACAGAATATTTAGTTTATTCATCCGTTATCGTGATACGATGCCTAATGGATATTTTCAGTGTATTTCATGTGGTAAAATAAAGCCTTTCAATAAAGCAGATTGCGGTCATTACATCAACCGCCAACACATGAGTACTCGCTTTGATGAAATGAACTGCAATGCTCAATGTTCACATTGTAACCGCTTCATGGAAGGAAATATTCAGGATTATCGCAGACGTCTAGTTGCCAAGTATGGTGAACGAAATGTGCTGATCCTGGAAGCCAAGAAAAATGTTACTAAGCAATTTAGTGACTTTCAATTAGAAAAGCTGATTACTCATTACAAGGAAGAAGCGAAAAAACTGAAGGAAGCAAAAGGTCTGTGAGTTTTATTACTAATCGGAGTATAATCCCTTAAAATATGGAAAGAAATTCATTCATCTTTTATAAAGGGTGGAGAGAAGCAATCAAGGATTTGCCGGATGATGTCAGGCTGGAGATTTACGAAAGCATAATTGAGTATGCGACAACGGGAAATCTTCGGGGGTTGAAACCTATGGCAAATATTGCTTTCAACTTTATAAAGATAGATATAGACAGGGATACTGAAAAGTATATGTCTATTGTGGAAAGGAATAAGAGCAATGGTTCTAAGGGGGGACGTCCGAAAAGTGAAAACCCAAAAGAACCTAAAGAACCCACAAAACCCACTGGGTTATTTGGAAACCCAAAAGAACCCACAAAACCCGATAATGATAATGAATATGATAATGATAATGAATATGATAATGATTATGTAGATGATAATGATTCTCATTTAAAAAAGAAAGAAACTTCTCCTAAAGGAGAATCAAAGAAAGACGAGCTTTCTTTGTTCCCCGAGGAAAAGATTGATTGGGGTGGGCTAATGGATTATTTTAATTCCACGTTTAAAGGTAAACTTCCTGCTATAAAGTCCATAGATGCAAAACGAAAGAAAGCTATTAAAGCACGTGTCGCACAATACGGGAAGCAAGCTATATTCGATGTGTTCCAATTGGTTTTAGACAGTCCTTTCTTGCTTGGACAAAACGATAAAAATTGGAGGTGCACTTTTGACTGGATATTCTTGCCTACAAAATTTACAAATATTTTAGAAGGTAACTATAATGGAAAACGAACTGATACTGCGGCCACAAGAAGAGAATCGGTTAGCAGTCTTACGGACCTCGCCGAAGAACTACTGCAAAGCTCTATGCCCAAAGAAGGTTGAAGATGTATTTCAAAGTGATGAACCTTCTATTGGCACTATCATAAGAAAGTTTGGTGAACCACAGGCTAGAGCAGTGCTGGTCATATTGATAGCTGATGCCTTGGAGTTTTTCAATGTCAGTAATACAATGTCTGCTACCCAAGTTGCTACTACAGTAGATTTAATCATTGAAGAATATCCCTATATGAAAACTGATGATTTTAAACTGTGTTTCAAGAATGCAATGAAAATGAAATATGGTGAAAATTACAATCGTATTGATGGTTCTATCATTATGGGATGGCTTCGTGAATACAACAAAGAACGTTGTGCTGTTGCTGATAATCAGTCATGGAATACTCATAAGGCTAAATTGTCAGGGGAAACGAGTTTTACAAGTGGCTTGTCGTATGAAGAATACCGGAACGAACTCAAACTTAGAGTTGAGCAAGGAGATGAAGAAGCTGCTAAAGCGTTAAGTCTCTCAAATGAAATAATCTCTTATCTAAACAAAAGAGAATATGGCAAACAAGAAGCAGAAGGTGACAATTTACTGGAACACTAGGCATATCAAACTTGAAGATATTCCTGAAGTGAAAAGAAGAATACGGGAGCGTTTTGGTATTCCTAATCACACAACTGTTAATGGTGAAACGGATTGTTATATCCGTGAGGAAGATATGGAATTGCTTCGGGAAACGGAAAAACGTGGCTTCATTCAAATACGTAATAAGCCCGCATGAAAATGGCGTTAAAATGGCGAAGTTTCTGTTTGCATAACTTGTCATTTTACGATAACTTTACTGATGTAATGAATTAAAAGTCAAACCAATATAATTAAATTATGGAAGTACAAAACATTAGAATTGACCTTATCAGTCCTTCTCCTTTGAATCCGAGAAAGACTTTTGATGAAGCAGCTCTTGAAGAGCTTGCAAGCAACATTGAAAAGCAAGGTTTATTGCAACCTATCACTGTCAGAGTTGCTAAATCCGAGGAGATGACTAACCTAGAAACCGGAGATGTTACCCCATTACCTTACACATACGAAATTGTTTGCGGTGAGCGTCGTTTCCGGGCTGTGTCACTTTTGAAAGCAAAGGAAGATGAAGCGAATGTTGCAAAAATCAAAGCCCATCGAAAAAAGTCGGAAAAATTTCAGACAATATCCTGCATTGTCAGAGAAATGACAGATGATGAGGCTTTTGAAGCGATGATTACCGAGAATCTTCAAAGAAAAGATGTTGATCCCATCGAAGAAGCTTTTGCCTTTGCGCAGTTGGCTGAAAAAGGACGAACTTTGGAAGATATCGCTCTTAAAATAGGAAAGTCTACCCGGTTTGTTTTTGACCGTATTAAATTGAATTCTCTTATTCCTGAACTAAAAGAGCGGGTAAGAAATGGAGATATACCATTGTCCGGTGCTATGATTCTTTCTAAATTGGATGAAGATACTCAAAAAGAGTTTCATGAGGAGGAGGAAGAACAATGTACTACTGCTATGATTCGAGAATTTGTGAGTAATTCTTTCATGGAGCTTGGTAACGCACCTTGGATTAAAGATGATTCCGATAATTGGGAAAATACCGATATTAAATCATGTTCTCAATGTGAGAATAATACGTGTAATCATGGTTGTTTGTTCTATGAAATGAATAGTAAGGATGCTAGATGTATCAATGCTGCTTGCTATGAGAAAAAACAGATTGCTTATGTGACGCGGAAAATTCAACTAGAATATGAACATCTTGTTAAAGTTGGCGAACCTCTTTCATTTGGAAAAACAGTAATTATCGCTAGACGTCCCGATACATATTGGGGAGAAGATAGAAAGGTTTTCTATGAAAAAACTTTGGAAGCTGTTAAACAACTTGGATTTGAAATAGTTGATCCTGATGAAATCTTTAGATGTAAGTGCTGGTATTCAGAAGATGATGAACGCACTTTGAAAATGCTTGAAGATGGAGAAGTTTATCGTTGTCTTTCATTTTTTGGACATTATTCTCCCGAATTTAACGTTAGTTTCTATTATGTTAGAAAAGAAACGGCTTCCTCTACTTCCGCCGTTGCCGATCTAAAAGAGATAGAAAGGGAAAAAATAAACGCCCAATTAAAAAGAGCGAAGGATATAGTCAAGGAGAAGTCTGCTGAAGAAATGCGTAAGTGGGCGCAAGAGAAAACATATTATCAGAGAACAAAAGAATTCTCTGAAAATGAACAACTTGTTTTTGATGTGCTGGTTCTTAGCGGTTGTAGCAGTACTTATCTTGAAAAACTGAATTTGAAAAAATGGAATGGTGAGAGTGATTTTGTAAATTATGTCAAAAACAACCAAGCTGACCGACACCAATGGTATAGAGCCTTTATTGCTGAATGCTTATCATCGAATAATGTGAATTTCTACTCCTATTTGCAAAAGTGTCAGAAAATCCTTTTTGCAGAACAATATCCGGATGATTTCAAAGCGCTCTCTAAGAAACTTGCGGATTCATATGATAAGAAAGAAAAGAAGCTCAAAGAAAGACTGAAAGAGCTAAATAACGATAACACAGAGGAAGCCTAGTGGTTTCCTCTCTTTATTGACGCACTTATGAAAACGTGGACTGGCGAACAACTTGCTATACTTGACAGTGAGTACCCGACTGCTGATTTAAAAGAACTTGCTAGGCGTCTTGATAAAACACTTAGTGCTGTTAAAACAAAGGCCTTGATTCGAAAACTTAGGCGCTCTCCGAGAATCTCGTTTTGGAATAGTGAGAGACTTGATAAATTGAAAAAGTTGTATCCCAATCATACTAATGAGGAAATAGCACAGATATTAGGTACCACTTATTCTGCTGTAAATGGAGTTGCATTTAAATTACGGCTCTTTAAATCTAAAGAATTTAAATTTCAATGCGCTTCTAAAAGCTTCTTTCCCAAAGGCCACCAACCGATGAACAAGGGACGTAAGCAAACGGAATATATGTCAGAGGAACAATTAGCAAAAACGAAAGCTACTCGATTTAAGAAAGGACATGTCCCCAAAAATCATAAACCAGTCGGTTATGAACGCATAACTCGTGACGGTTACATTGAAGTGAAAACTGCCGAACCGAATGTCTTTGAACTTAAACATCGGCTTGTATGGATTGAGCATAATGGAGAAATCCCCCCTGGTTATAATATTCAGTTTAAAGATGGCAACAGGCAAAACGTTTCCATTGAGAACCTTTACATGATTAGTCGTTCTGAACAATTAAAAAAAGAGAATTCTTTGTATGCCCGATATCCGGAAGATGTTCAGTACCTAATCAAACTAAAAGGAGCTTTGAATAGACAAATTAATAAAGCAACAAAAAAGAATGAATCATGACTGATGGAGCAATAGATAGATTGAAAGAAATGGTTAATAAACCATTCCTTTATCAGAATGAAGAAGTTGTAATTCTCAATTACTGTGACGGTACCGGTGATGATGGTACCGAAGTTGAGATATACTTGAATAATGGCAAAGTATTGGTATTTAGTATGTTTGATTTGGCTTCCAAATTGAATCGTTTTCGGCCAATAACAAACACAGTTGTCGTGTTGGCTAATGAACGGTTGAATAAGGTGTCTACAGTGAACCCTACCATTTTACAAGATTTGAGGAATTTGGTTCTTCAACAAATTAAGGATGTGAAAGAAGATCCTAGTAAAGTGAGCCAAGCAAAACAAGTTTTCCAAGGGGTTAATACCGTAATCAATCTTGCTAAGACAGAATTAGAGTACAGGAAATATTTAGATACAACAGACCCCTCAAAATAAATAATAGTATGCTGATAGATAAAGAATATGTTCATTGGTTTCGCATCAGAGACCAACCTAATAGAATCGTGTGAGATTATTCATAGTCTAACAATTTAACCCGATCGATATGATAACATTGAATAGGTTTGCCCAGAGATGCTTGAATATCATGAGGAAGCGCTTTAAGATGAATGAGCATAGCTCAAGAAAAGCGTTTAGCATAAGAATTGAAGCCGTTTGGAGAAAATTCGATATTGCTTCTAAATATAGGAGTGATAATCTTCCTAAATATTCGGAAGATGAAGAATTGGCAGCCGAGATGATAATTTACCTTGTTGCCTATTTAAAAAGATTTGGTTGTGAGGACATTGAACAGCTTATCAAAGATAAGATAGAGTTCGATGATAGAAAAAATGATTAGGTGTTGTTACTGACTGTTTGTGTTGTTGATTTTGTGTTGTTGATTTTAATATAGTTAGTTATGACAGAGATTATTCAAGTCTGCCTACTTGATTTTAATAAGGGGCAGCTCACGGGATTGCCGAAAAATCCACGTTTTTTTCGTGATTACCGCTTTGAAGCGATGAAGAAAAGCATTCAGGATTCGCCAGAGATGCTTGAGCTTCGAGAACTTATAGTTTTTCCCTACAATGATGGCAGATATATTGTTGTTTGTGGTAATTTACGTTTGCGAGCTTGCAAGGAGTTAGGTTATAAAGAACTGCCTTGTAAAATTCTGGCACCTGATACCCCCGTTAAGAAGTTGAGGGAATATGCCACTAAAGATAATGTCAATTTTGGTGAGAATGATTTGGATGTTATGGAAAACGAGTGGAATAAGGCGGAACTCCAAGATTGGGGCATCGAATTTGCCCCGGAGAAGAAAGAGGATGAATTTAAAGAGCGCTTCGATGCCATCACGGATGATACAGCCATTTATCCTCTCATTCCAAAGTATGACGAAAAACATGAGTTGTTTATCATCACCTCAAGTAATGAGGTAGATAGCAACTGGCTTCGTGAAAGGCTGGACATGCAGCACATGAAGTCGTACAAAACCGGGAAAATAAGTAAATCCAATGTAATTGATATAAAAGACGTTCGCCATGCCCTGCAAGATAGTAATACCAAGTCATAAACGCCATGACCGGGTGTTCGCTAAAAAGTTGGTGAACGATCCTATCATTTGCGTTGCTGAAAGTCAAGCTGACTTATATCAACAATTTAACCCGGAATGTGAAATTGTTACTCATCCTGACGACGTTATGGGCCTCATCCCGAAACGTAACTGGATGGCAAAGCATTTTGGAGAACTTTTCATGCTTGATGATGATGTCCATGCCTGCAAACCTATTTATGTGGAAAAAGGAGAACCTAGCCGGATAAAGGATAAAGATAAGATAACCAATATCATTCAGTCATTATTTGAGATGGCCAGTATGATGGATGTACATCTGTTTGGCTTCACCGCTCGGATATCGCCGGTAATGTATGATGAATCCGCTTTTCTTTCTCTTTCGAAAATGATAACCGGTTGCAGTTATGGAGTAATCTATAACAAAAACACTTGGTGGAATGAGGAAATACGTTTGAAGGAAGATTTTTGGATTTCTTGTTACATGAAGTACAAAGAACGTAAGGTTTTAACCGATTTGCGGTATAATTTTGAGCAAAAGAACACTTTTGTAAACGCTGGTGGGCTTGCTTCTATAAGGAATCAGGAAGAGGAACGTAAATCTATCCTCTTTATCAAAAAGAATTTTGGTGATAGTATTTTGCTAAAGAGTGCAACCACTAATGGGAAAGACAAAACAAAGCAGCTCGTTCAATATAATATATCATGCAAATTCAAATTCTAATAGTCTGTAAAAAAGGCGTTTAAATGGCGTCCATTCTGTTTGTCATATTCGCCTTTTTTAGCTAATTTTACTGATGTAATAAACTAAAAGTCAAACCATTAAATTAGAATTATGATTATAAGAACAGTTTGCGGATATGATTTCTTTGAGGTGAGTTCTGCAATGCAGAAAGCCATTAGGCGAGCCGACACCGGGGTAGCCGGCTTTTTTGCATTGGAACTTTGGGCGAGTGGGTACCGCGATTATGTGTGGAAGCGTCTGTTTACCATTAGTGCTGAAGATTGCTATGGAATCATTACTAAAGAGATAGAAGCATTGTGGCAGGGGCATGAGCTGGTAAACAAGACTGCTACTGAACCCAAAGGGAGGATATTTGTCAGTAAAGCTGTTATTCTCCTTTGTGAATGTAGGAAGAACCGGGATGCAGATCATTTGCAAAACTTTATTTATGATAGAAGGGATATCGACATAGAAAAATGGATAGATGATGTTAGACGTTATCCTATTGCCATACCTGTATATACTTTTGATGTACATACAAGGAAAGGGAAAAAGCAAGGTAGGAGCAAAGAAGAGTTTTTCCGGGAAGAATATGAAGCGTTACAGCCACGAGTTCCCGGATTATTTGATGATTTGCTTCCTACTGATAAGTCGAAGTAATGATAAGACCACGGTTTAGGCTGTGGTCTTTAAATTTTATAAAAGTCAAACCAAATTAAACCAAAGAATTATGAACAGAAAAGAAAGGCAGGAAGCCAGAGCTAACAGACTAAGAGAGCTTTCAGTAAATGCAGCGAAACAGTCAACAGAGGCGTATAATCAGAGCTACAAAATGGTTGAGCACATTCCTCCTGGACAACCTATACTTGTAGGGCATCATTCAGAAAGGGGGCATCGCAGTCTTTTGAACCGCTCCTGGAATGCTCTGGGAAAGTCGGTTAAATTAGGTGAGAAGGCAGAATACTTTGAACGTAAAGCCGAAGCTGCTGAAAATAATAACTCCATTTATTTAGGAGATGATGACGCAGTAGACAGATTACAAGAAAAGGTCGATGCGTTAGAGAAAGCTCAAGGGATGATGAAAGCTGCTAATAAGATAGTTAGAAGTAAAAAACTAAATGATATTGCAAAGGTTGAACAACTGCAAACTTTAGGTTTTTCAGAGAATAAAGCTATCGAGCTAACTAAACCTGACCGTTATGGCGAGTATGGTTTTCCTTCTTATATGCTTTCTAATAATAATGCACGTATCCGGGATGCGAAGCAGCGTCGTGATCGAGCAAGAAAGCTAAAAGAGACAGAAGATAAAGAATACACTATCAGTGGTGTACGTGTCGTTGAGAATGCTAAAGAGAACCGTCTGCAGTTATTTTTTGCCGGTATTCCGAGTAAGGAAATCCGGTCACAGTTGAAAGAAAATAATACTTTTAGGTGGACTCCCTCTATTGGTTGCTGGCAGTCATACCTCAATCGTTGGTGTATAGAGCGTGCGAAAGTTATCTTAAATTCAATTACTGAATAATTATGGGGGAGTTGTCAAGAGAAGCCTCATTACAAAGGGTAATGAGGGCATCAGGTCGTGTACCTGTTCAATGTTCATGTAGCATTTGTAAACAACAATGTCATACTCCTTGTCTTGGTACTCCTGATGATATTGAAAGGATTATTGATGCAGGTTACGCAGATAGATTGGAACTGACAAATTGGGCTACCGGTATCTTTTTAGGAGTTATCAATGTTGCTGTTCCAATGATTCAACCTGTTGCTGGCAAAGAGTATTGTGCTTTCTTTGAAAATGGGTTATGTATTTTACATGATAAGAATTTGAAACCAACTGAAGGACGTTTATCTCACCATACGGTAAGGAAAGATAATTTTAATCCAGTTATGAGTCTTGCTTGGAACGTTGCAAAAGAATGGATGATGACTGATAATATGGAGGTAATTTCTCGTGTGTTAAATAAGTTTCAAAATAAACGAAGGCTATGAGTACACATTCATTTGTACGTGTTGATTGCAAAGCATTTGCGAAATGTGGAATAAAATCCCTTTCGCATTGCCGTCGATATCGGGGTGAAGATAATTATTGTAAGGGATGTACTCTTATTCGTCGTAAACCTCGAAATAGAAAGTTTGATGCAGGTGGTAGAGAGATGAAAAAATGTACCCATTGCGGCCACTATTTCTATCTCAATCGGTTTTACGCAAATACGATTACTTCGCATGGAAAAAAATACCGGTGTTTATCGTCATGGTGCCGTATGTGTATGTCACAGGTTAATAGCGAGAGGGCAAAGCAAAAAAAAGGACTCACCTAATAATAAGTTTCTTGTATGAGATATTATGCTTCAGTTAGTTTTGGCAAGGATTCTTTGGCAATGCTTTTCATGCTAATAGAAAAAGGATATCAGTTGGATGAAGTCGTTTTCTATGATACAGGTATGGAATTTCAGGCAATCTATAACACTCGTGATGCT